TTATAGATATTTATAAAAAAAGGGGGGGCGTGGATGGTCTTGGTCATCCAACCCCCTATGAGACGACGATATTCAGTTCTATTTATAGGTAGTCCTTCCTCTTATGTGCTTCAGGAATCACCTTAGAGATAAAGACTGTCAGGAGCCCATCCTCAAACTTAACTGATCCAACTTCCTGATCCTCTGCCAATGCCCAAGATCTGGTGAAAGATCGTTGAGCCACTCCTCTATGGATGTAGTTTGCTGTAGATCCTGAATCCTCTCTTTGTCCTTCGACAAAGAGTTTACCACTTTCTGTGTAGACATTTACTTCTTCCTTTTTAAATCCTGCTAGTGCTAGTTCAAGAGTGAATCCTTCTGACTCTTGAATCACATTGTATGGAGGATAATTTGAGGATGTCTCTACTGCATTGAACACCCTGTCAAAATATTCTTCCATACCAATACTGTTTCTATTTATACGGTCTAGCAGCTGATTTAAATTGGCAGCGTTATACTTCATTAAAGTAGTCATTATGGTAGCTCCTTTAAAAGCGAGTTTGTGTTGTGTGGACCCCTAAGGCATCCAATACTAATTATAACAGATCAATAAAAAAGAGGGGTGTGGTTAACCCCCCAATATAGTAGCGTATATTCCGTGTGTAGAGAGTCGCGCACGAAGAGCGACAATTCTATTTATTCAGTAATTTCTACTTTCTTCTTTTTTGAACCAATATTATATTTGGTCTCAAGAGTCCACTCACCTTTTTCTTTGTATGAGAGTACTTTGATTTGATTTAGTGGTGCAATATCTTGAATCTTAGTTGCATCAGCAATAGTAATAAGACCCCAATCAGCAAGCAATTGTGCAATACGATTACGTCTTTGGACGTCATTTACAGTAAGATTAGCATGTTTACCATCCAATGCAAATAGCTCTTTAAAGTGCACCAGATAGTATCTACCTTGCTTATGTAGAATATGGCAAGATTGATAAATCTTCTTTTCTTTTCTTGATGCTACACCAATTCTAGTAAGTGTTTCACGAACCTTGAGAAAATCATCAGGTTCATTTAAATTTACTTCCACCATTTGATCTGGTGTCCACTTCACTTCAGGTTCCTGAACAACACTCATTTTGTTCCTCCAATTTCAAGTTTCTTCTTAATAAAGTTAATTTGGTCTTGTCTAAGAATTTTCAGAGCTTGCTCAGCCTTCTCATCACTATACTTATAGTAAGATTTGACTACATCAAGATCTTTGATCTTATCTTTACGAATCCAAGGAGAATATCTCTTTTTGATCCTGACAATATTTATAAAGAAATCATATTGTAATTTCTTGTCTAATGAATGATTCATGTTCATTTCATTGGCATACATTAAACAATCAATATGTCCAGATAGACATTTGTTTATAATGTATGGGGGGTAATCTTTCTTTGAAGATTCATCTTCTTCCATAAGATGATTTTTGTTTTGATTGATCGAATTCAACCAATCTTTCAATTCATACTTCATAATTAAATAGAACCAATTCCTTTCTTTGATGCTGCTCTCTCATATACTCACCAACAGATCTCATGGTGTAGGTGTGATCAAATTCTGCTACTGACCAGTCTTTGAACCTTTCTTTGACCAATTGAGACGAATTATAAGATATGAGTTGAGGGCAAGCATACCTAGAACAATCGAAAGCAAAATCGTCGTGGTTGAATCTGTTATGCATACTCCCCTTCCTTCCATAAAGGTTATCCTTAATGTCGTAGGGGGGGTCGAGGTAGAGAAACTTTGAAAGGGATTCTGTGAATAGTTCTGCATAATGTAAGTTTGTAATTTTCCAGTTTTTAATAATCTTAGAATATTCTCCTAGTCTTTCAATTCCTCGCATTGAGAAGTTGTTGTCAGATGCCTGCCTACTAAAGGATGAGGACTCTGTGAGACCAGAAAAAGAGCACTTGTTAGCAATGTAAAAACTAACAGCACGAGCAAAATTGGATTGATCATAATCATTTAAAATGTCTTTTGCTTCAAGAAACAATCCCTTTGCAGATCCTTGATCTGGAAATCTAGACCTTAATTCTGCAAGGTGATTTTGGATTTTTCTACCATCTAATTGAAGTTGATGCCAGAAATTAACTAGTGGTTCATAGAGATCATTTACCCAGATTTTAATATCTGGATATCTCTTAGTTACATATAAAGCAACACTTCCACCACCAAGAAATGGTTCCCTATACTCTTCATATTCCCTTAGGTCAGGAAAGTATTGTACTAGTTTAGGAACTGCCCTAGACTTCCCCCCTGGATACCTGAGAGGAGTCTTCAATTGTTTGATCGTAATCTGGTTCATTATATTTTAAGTATTCCCAAAAGGTCATTTTCAATTCTTTCTCAGTCATTCCACAATGTTCTGCTGCTTTGGGGAGATTCCACTTAGCATGAAAAAGAGCTTCATGTGCCTCTTTTACATTTTCAGGTGTTGTCTTTTTTCTCATAGAATCAAAGACTTAGACTCTGGTTGAACAATTGAACTAAATGCATTGCTGTGTTGTGTCAACACTTGATCATTGGGATCTGTAATATAGATTACATGCTGCTTAGAAATAGTCACTTCATCCTTACCTTTATCAACAAGAGGAATAAAGGGAACAAAAGCAACAGTTCCTTGAGAAGTAGGAATTACTGCAAGACTATTTGCAATAGTAATCTCTTGATCAGTCTCACTAAGAAGTTCAGCAACTACTTCTTGACCAAAATTAAATCTAATAAGTTTTGTATTCATTTGAATTTACACTCCACCATAATTTCTGTTAATGCTGCTAGGAGATTAATCTCCTGATCTGCCACAAAGGCACTTTGGTACTGATATTTAGCAACAATCAAAACTGCTGCTGCAATACTTGGACCATCCAATCTACTGTAAAGGGCATCATAAACATTCCTAAGAACAATACCAGCATCATTGTCTAAGTTTGCCACCACCCATTTACGAACCTCCTTAAAGTTCTTTTCCTTCAGATACTTAACAAGGTCATTGGTCTTTACATCATCAAAGGTTGCAAGGATAGCAGAGTCAATTGATCCACCAACAGAATACCTTTGACACTCATTTAAAACACGACGCCAATCTGGGAAGTGCTTATTGATTATCTCTACCAGGACCTTGTTATCATATTCAACACCTTCTGCAACCAAGACTTCTTGGAGACGCTTAAAGAATTGTGCTGCAATTCCTTGTTTTTCCTTTCCTTTAATTGAGAATTCAACAACTGCACATCTTGAGTGTAGGGGCTCAATGATTTTGTTTTTGTAGTTGCAGGTGAAGATGAATCTACAGTTCTTATAGAACGTCTCAATATTAGCCCTAAGGAGGAGTTGTACATCTGGGGTTGTGTTATCTGCCTCATCAATGATGATGACTTTGTGTTTTGCAGACGAAGAAAGTGAGACGGTCGAAGCAAAATTCTTTGCTTGGTTGCGTACCGTGTCCAAAAACCGTCCTTCGTCAGATCCATTGATGACATAGTAATCTGCTCCTAGTTCATGACATAATGCCTTTGCTACTGTGGTCTTACCACATCCTGCTGGACCTGCAAGAAGGAGATTAGGAACTTCTCCCTTCTCCACAAAGTCCTTAAAAGTTTTTTTAGTTACATCAGGAAGAATACAGTCCTCAATTTTTTTAGGACGATATTTTTCCACCCAAAGAAAATTTTCACTCATAATCAATATCAAATAATTTGGGGTCCACCAATAATTTTAGCAGAAGGAACATGTGCCTGAGCAACTTTAATTGCATGGCACTGATTATTCGCTTCTACTACCATTTCAAGATACCTGTTGTCAGGTGGCAATTTATACTTTACCTTGTATTTCATCCAAAAGTAGAATCAGGTTCAAGTGCAATAAAGTAATCAAGGTTGTATTTCTCATTAGTAAATTTAGAAATACACTTTTGGGAAATTACAACATTGTAAGTCCCAGGGATGATTTTAATGTTTTCAACTTTAAAGTTGAAAGTAAACTCAGCATCAGTTTCCCCAACCACAACTTGAAATTCATTAGAAGTATCATTCTTC